TTTTTGTTGATTAACCCGAAGCTGGTTTACTTTGTTGTGGAATTCGATCTCGGCCTGTAGCGACTTGAGGTTGATTTCCTTTTCTGCTAACTCTCGCCCTTTGCCTAACTTCTTCGCTTCGAGCAATTCCGCAGCAAAGATCTTGCGCTTTTTCTCTAAGATCTCCTCTTCGAGCGCGATTTCATCTTCCGTGACTTGCTTCAGCGATTTTTCTTTCAGTTCAAATCTTAGCCGTTCTGCTTCTATATTCTGTCGATTGATTGCCTCAGTTCGCTCAGCTTCAAGTTCAAGCAGCCGTATGCGGCGCTTTGTCTCAGCATCTGCTCCCTTGTCTTTTGTAACGTCATCCGGCGGCGGCTTCTTCTCCTTCTTTTGCTTTATGGATCCGTCAGGGTTAAGTTCAATGCGTTGAAGGTTATCCTGCAGCACGAATTCAACAGGAACTGTAACGCCTTCCGCTGCCGCTTTCTTCATCGCGGCTAGAAGTCGGCCTACCATCACCGCTCCAACTGCTGTTACGTCCAGGCCTGCCACGGCCAAGGCCAACATATCAATCAACGCGTTTCGAATAGTAGGAGCTAATTCAACCAATTTAATTGCTATGGCAGATATCAGTTTTACCGCTAGTTGCTGCCCTGCGATCACAAACTTTACCGCTTGGGCCACAATGATCTGGTTTAGTCTCAGGAACGCCCGCACGATAATTGCGGGGAGTCTTTCCAGCACAGCCTCAAGCTGCTCCAGCGCTCGAATGACAATACGAGAGAACGCAGACCACGCGCCTTTCCAGTCACCGTCAACCAGCTTCAGAACGAGGTCAACAAAGTCCGTGAAGTTTTTTAGGAAGTTTTCTGTAACGGATAAGATGAACCTGAAAGCTGTTCCAACAACGGCCACAACTGCTTTTCCGTACCTCTCCCAAACTGCGGTAATAATTGCTAAAACCTTAGTTGTAACTGATTGCAGTGTTGGCAGAATTCGTTGCGTCGCTTCATCAATGATCGCCTTGATGCGATTGAACGCTTCGACCACAGCGGAAGCGGCATCACCAACCAACTCGCGAATGCCGAGAAAGTTTGTTTTCCAAGCCAGCCCTAACGCTCCAAGGATGACCGCCCATTCGGCAACAAGGACGATTATGCCACCCACGGCGGCGGCGATCGCGGGCAGTCCGAGAACGGCCACCGCGGCAGCAACAGTGCCGATAGCGGACACAACTCCCGCGATTGCCGTCGCCAAACCACCCAACACAAACAAAACAGGACCAGCGGCGGCGGCTATCCCCGCGATCACGATAATCGCCGTCTTGACTGGCGTTGAAAGAGAATCAAATGCGGCACCAAGGCGCTCGATTAGCTTAGCGACGGGCTCAATAAAGGGTTCTATTGCGTTAAGAATCGCCAAACCGAGTGGCCTCAAAGCTACGGTAACTCGGTCAATGATCTTGTCGAAGCGCGTGCCAATGGATTCAGTAACGTTAGCCAAGCCTTGATTCTTTGCGGCAGCATCTGCAAAAGCATTAAAGAATGCGTCAACGCTCGTAAGTCCAAGTTTCTTTGCTTGCTCGCGGATCGCCTTCGCGTTGGTTGGTGAATCGACGTTGAAAATTTCAGTAATAAGTTGGCCCGCGAGTGGACTTTGGCCTACCAGTTCCTTTAAGTCCTGCCGCTCAAAGTTTTGCGTAATAAGTTGCTTTAGGTTATCCACGAAGCGGGTCGGATCGGGGAGTTTCGAGACGGCGTTTAGCCGCCCAATCGCAGGTAAAACCCGATCAATGGTTTCTTGAGTGGTTTTTGCAACCCGAAGCTGCGCGTCGAGAGTTAAAGCAAGATTCGTTGTAAGACCGGGTGTCCCACGTGCGGTCTTGATCAGTTGGGCCAGACGTACTTCTGCCGCTGCCGCACTGCCTGTAAACGCTTTCAGAGTATTTACATTCGCATCGAGATCTTTGGCGCTCTTAAGCGAGGCGGCCCCGAGGGCAAGTATTGGAGCTGTGACGCCGACTGTCAGCGTCCGCCCGATTGACTGAAGTCCCGAGCCCAAGCTGCGCAAGCCTGACTGCACTGATGCAAGCGCTCGTGTGAGATTGCTATGCAGAGATTGCGCAAAACTGTTTGCCGCCGCAGTGGCGCGCTGATATGCAGTAGCCGCTCGGATTGCCCCCGCTGCTGCCTGTGTCTGCCCTGTGGCGGCGCGTTGGATGGCAGTAGCCGCCCGCTGTTGTGCCGCCGTCACTTGAGTAGTAGCCACCGCTAATCGCTGTTGCCCGATTTGTAGTCGCTGCGATGCCTGTGCGGCGCGAGCGTTGCGATTGGCTAACTCCTGAGCCGCAACGGAAGCTTTGCTGATTGCGGCAGTTGCAGGTGCAGTGTTGAGGGTTTTTAGTGGTTGGCTTATCGCGCGTCGCGCTGCTTCGATAGTGGCGGCAATGTCCTTACGAAAACGTAGCAGGCCCGCCGTGCCAGATCGGTGATCGACATCAAGTTCGAACAGTAATCTTAGGTTATCTGAAGCCATCTACTTCGCGTAATTCCGCATGATGTCTTGGGCGGTCATCGTTTGCTTTCGCCCATCGGTAGGGGATGTTTTGGAAGTCTTCGGAGTATTACTATCTTTCAACTCCACTCCCCACATTGCCGCCAAGAACTTACGAAGCGCTTCATCGCGCTCAAGATTGATCTTGAGTCGTGTTTCGTCTAGCTCTAAGTCATACTTTTGCAGCACCGCCGCGCACGCTAAAATGAAGTTCAGTTCACGCGGGTTGCTCTTCAGCAGCATCCACGGATTCAGACCGAAGTGCCGTGCGCCGAGACTGAGCAGCAGATGCTCGTCTTTCCGCTCGGTTACGAAAGGAGTCATGGGCGTCCACTTCCTCCCCTTGCACCCATGCAACCAGAGCCGCGAAGTCGTCATCCTCAATATCAAGACGCGTCCCATTAGGCCACATCCACACAACGATACCCTCATCATCGTAAACAATGGCTGGCTCGACACAACTTTTTCGCGCCAACTCTCGGACAAAGATTAAGGCTTGTTGGGTTTCCTCAATTTGTTCGGGCGTAGGATCGGGATTCTCGGTCACCGCTTTAAGACTTCCTGCTGCACGTAACAGTGACATCGGCAGACCGCCCTTTAAGGCCCTCCCGTCCATATTCATCCTTCGAGCACGCACGACCAGGCCAGAAGGTAAGGGAACCAATTCAGTCCTAAGCTTAACTATCTCTGCATACTCTTCTGGACTGGTTACTTTCAATTGTTCTGTCATCGTTCTCTCCTCTAAAAAATGATGCCGCCAAGCAAATCCCTTTTAGGACGCCGACGGCACTGGTTGTTAGAAATTAAAGTCTAAAGGTTTACGGTGTCACGTCCTCAGCCCGAACAATCGCGTAGGTGCGATCTCCGGCAGTGCGGCCTGATACCGCGCGTCCGGTAAGCGTTACCGTAGCTGCGGCGTCTTTTGTGCGGCCAAGTCCGATGGTTAGTCCGCCACGATTCAGGCAGCGGTAGAGCATTATCCACCACACTACGGCATCATCATCGTCATCCGGGAAAATCGCTGCGGCGCAGAAGTAGTCAAACGTTTGCAGCCCCCCACCAGTTACTTTCTCGATCTGTGTTGGCGTACCTGTCGGTGCTGTATAGACCGATCCGGGCAGCATCGCAGAAAGTTTTGACAGGTTTCGCACCTGACGCATCGCCCCTGAAAAGGTGGCCTCGTTTTCCGTAATGAAGTCTGACACCGCGTCCTCTTCCTCATCAACGCGAATCGCGTCAAACGTTGGAGTCGTGGCAAAGTCCCAGCCCTCGTTGGTGTAGCCGATGTGAATCGCGCTCGGGTTTGCCGTGGCATCCGGCATCTTGGTAGCGAAGTCAATCGCCATGACGCCGTCAACTGCCGGGATTGCGAGTTTAATGACCATCTTTGCGAACCCGCGATGCAGTTCGCCTATTGCCCAACCATCAGCTACGCCTGCCATTAGTTAATCTCCTTTACCGACTCGGCTTCTGCGTCTGCCAAAATCTTTTTTACTTTCTCTGCGCGTGCCATAAACTTTTCCCGCACTTTCTCATACGCTTCCTCGGTCTCAATAAATTCACCCTGCGTATTTCTCATCCGAGCGCGGAACAGTTCGGTTGTAACGATAGAGAGATCCGGTTTTCCGGGCTGTACCCCACCGAATGCTGCCACGGCAAGGGCGTTATAGAGACGCGCTCCTATCCGTTCCCCGAACTCGGCACGCAACCCGTCCCAGGTCACGGCCTTGCGCTCGCCAGTGTCGGGATCTACGCCAGGAAACGCCTTGCCTTCGGCATTAAAGCCCGCCTCACGTTTCTTTACGGCTGGTTTTACGATTTTGGTTTCGTCTGTTGCCATTAGGTTTTCTCCATCAGTCCGGTGAACGTAATGATCAAACTTCCGTCCTGCTTATAGGTTGACTTGCTCTCGTTAAAGAATGCCGCGTAATCGTGATCAATGTCCCAGTAGGGCAATTGACTTTTCGAAGGAACAAAGCCGTTGAATAAGGCCGAGAGTGGCGCGCGTTCGATAATGACGTGGGCGGCTGCTACTCTCTTCATAACCGAGCGAGCTAAATCGTCGGGGTTTTTCCCGACATCCTCAATCAAGATTTCAATCCCATGAGTTTCACCAACGATTTTCCCGTCTTCATCCTTTACCGTTCGCGTTCGCCTAGGAATAACGCTACACGCTGGAAAGTTCGGGTTAACCCATCGGCTTATGCGCCAAACTACGTAAGGCGACATTGGCTCATCGCCGTTGACTTCCGTGTGAACTGCCGTTTCGCCTGCTTGTAATACTGTGATTAAATTATCAATCAGCGGCTGAATGAATTGTTGGGTTATCGCTGAATCCCACGGCCCATTCTCTGCCATCAAATCACCCTGAAGCCTAAAGCTCGGGCTGTCGCAGCATAAGAATCGTGAAACACTTGCAAATGCGCCTCAGCCTCTTCGTTCGTTGCTTTTATTACCTCACGTACTGGCAAGCGTCCTTGTCCTTCATGGTGTGCCCGTGCTTTGCGATCCGATGTTCCCACCTTCAACGAGTCGGCTGCTTCTTCCCTGACAAAGTTCGGAGCACCTTCTTCCGTCAAAGAGCGATACATGCGCCCTGAGTATTGCAGGATAGGCAAGAATCCCACCTCCGCCTCTTTCTGCGCCGCATAGCCAGGCGTCAACGGCGTAAATCCGCCTGCGCCCTCTGAATCAAGATACCTACGCTCGGAATCGAGTCTGATATCAACGTTCTCTTGCCAGCCGCGCTCGCGCTGATCACTGATTACCTCAGTGAGTCTGTCGATCGCTTCAAAGAGCCTTCGTTCACCTTTGACGTTAAAACCCGACATCATGCCTTCCGAACGATGGACCAGAAGTAGCCCGCCACTCCTGCCAAATCGCAGTTGAAGAATCAGTCGGGGCCACTAACTGCAATGTAATCTGCGGGCGTCCTTCTATCGCATCAATCACCACTGCGGCACCGGTTATCGCCGGACTGCCCCATGCAAATCGAATCTTGTAAGGCGCTCCATCGATGTTGCCGGAGTTGCCGCCGAACTTACACGGCGTATCGGGATATTCATCTTCTCCAATAATAAGGCGACACGTGTCAGGAAGAATTCTCGCCGCCTTTTCGGCCACCTTGCCCCGTACCTTGCTATAAGCCTGACCAATACTAGCCAAAGTTTTGCCCTACTTCCAACTCAATTAGATCCATCACTGGACCATTGAGATCATAAGGAATGAATGGATAACCAAGCATGTTGCGCACGCGATAGAAAATGTCGGCTAGCAGTCTGGTTGAGTCCAGGTCAACGCCATCGCCCTTAAATTTCAGGTCAGCAGAGTTGCGTTCCTGCTCCCACAGGTCAATGTCATCACCTAGCAATGACTCTTGCGCCACATTCAAAGAACTGGTAGCACTTACAACTGAGGCGTAAGTCTCCCGCACGATTTCAGCGGTGAGCACGAGTTGATCACTTGTTAGCGCCATGCTCTTTTATTGCCGCGATGATCTCCGACTTAGTGGCTGACTTACTTACTTCAATATCCATCCCCACGGCTTTCTCAAGCAGTTCAGCTTTAGTCAAACCTGCGAGTGTGCCCTGTTCCGTCTCCACGTTGCTCGCTTGCAGGATTTGCTGGAGTAACGAGTTGATATTCTCAATGCGCTGAATCTCAGCAAGTTCATTGTCTCGACTAGTGACCTGTACGTCAGGCACTTCGATGTCCAGGTGCTCGGCGAGCAATCCCGATAGGCGGGACAGATCACTTAGCGCTTGCGCGCGACGAACGATCTTATGCTCTTTGCTTGCCATAAAGCTGATCTAGAATTGAATCACCGTTGCGCGAACCGTGACGGCGGCAGGGTCTGATAGCGCCGTAGTTGTGTTAGTCAAGTTGCATCGTTTCACTGTAACCACATTAGTTGCAGAGACGAATCCCTCGATCGTCGCATATTCAGTTGTGGCCCAAGCAGCAGCAGGAATGCCCAATGCAACTGAGTCACCATTAGCCGCGCCCGTGACTGTGATAGTAAAGTTCTCACACGTGCCCGCAGCTAGCGCCGTAAAGTCCACCGAACCTGTTCCCGTGATAACCTTTGCGATAGCCGCGCCGCCGCCAACGCTGAGTGTTGAGCTAACTGCGGCCGTGCCTGTGATCGTAGTGTTACCCGTCACGCCCATTGTGCCAGCGACGGTTGTGTTGCCTTGCAGTGCGATCGTCTTGTCAGGCCGTGACTTGATAACCACGGCGCCAAGTCGAGAGACCGAAATCAATCCCCCGCCAAGCCGCATGGTTTGTTGAGCGTAGACAGCAATCGGGATGACTAAGACGAGTAAGCTGATTAATAGTTTTCGCTTCATAGTTATGTCAGCCTCTCTCACTAGGGCATAGGTACTTCGAATCCTGCCGGGACGTCATATGAAGCGTCCCCAATTTCCATGACATCCGCACCGACGCGATTCCAAATGCCGAAACCAGCATCACGTTTGAACTGAGTTTCGAAGTAGGGATAGTCATTGCGCTCGCCTGCTCGACGGAATCTTCGCAACGCAGCAACCTCATACTCGCGCATTGCGACGGGACGCTCGCCACCTTCGATGATCGAAACGATGTAGTTGTCAGGGATGCGCGGCCAGTCAACGATCCACACGCGATTTGTGTAGCCGATTGGTTCGCCAGGAGTACCTGCCGGGAGTGTACCAACCAACTCATCGCTATTAGCGCCAAGTCTGATATTCGGATCGGCTGGCTCTCTAAAGTCTCCTAACCCGGTTATGTCCGCAACCAAGTTCGACGCCACAAACGAGATCACTCGCCCATTACTACCCATTGGCCGGGTTAGTCGCGAATAGATGCCG